AAGTGTAATGGGTATTAGTGAGTGGGTTAGTAACCTGTGGCGCATGCCTAGAGAATACCACGAGAGCCCTGTTGCGTTCAGAGCCGCACGCTATCCTGGCGGCGCGGTGCGGATACAAGGGGAATACATCTGGAGTGAGGGGCTACGTAACGGTAGCACTTGGAAAGACCTCCCGCTAGTAAGCGTAGACAAGAATGGGGCAGAGATTTAACGATGACTGGATTGACAGAGAACTTACTAAATATGTTTCTTATGTTAGGTATTGTGGCTTACATACTCGACATCGTTTGTAGTGTTAGTTTTGGTGCTGACGATGAGGATGAAAATGGATCATAATGAAGAGTTAAAGAGAGTTGAGGATTACCTTAACACGACAAGCTACACAGTTGATCCAGAGTATGTCCCTAGTGACTTTGCTCTAGAGTTTGTAACGTTTGTTAAACTGGTTAATGGGGCTGACGGTGAGGAGAACCTGACTCCGTTGGTTCATTACCACATGCTAGATACAATTACTCATGGCGGTACGCGTATTGCCAACCTGTGTCATCGTGGCATTGCTAAGACAACGTTAATGGGTGAGTACTTGTTCTTGTACTTAGCGACCTATGGCTCTATCCCAGGGTTTGGTGATCTATCACTTGCTTTATACGTGTCAGATAGCATCGAGAACGGTGTTAAGAACATGCGTAAGAACCTTGAGTTCCGCTGGGAAAACTCAGACTTCTTAAAGGTGTACGTCCCCTCTGTAAGGTTCACAGACATACGTTGGGAGTTCACCAATGCTGACGGGCATACGTTTATTGTAAAGGGCTATGGCGCTAAGACAGGCGTTCGTGGAGCCAAAGAGATGGGGCAACGCCCCCAGTTGGCAGTACTGGATGACTTGTTCTCTGATGAGGATGCTAAATCCCCTACGATTATAGAAAACGTGGAAGCCACAATATATAAAGCAGTGACATACGCCCTGCATCCTAAGAAAAACTTAATCATCTGGTCAGGTACGCCGTTTAATGCGAAAGACCCACTGTACAAGGCGGTTGAGTCAGGTGCTTGGGACGTTAACGTGTTCCCCGTATGTGAGAAGTTTCCCTGTGAAGAGGATGAGTTTGTTGGCTCATGGCCTGATCGCTTTAGTTACAAGTACGTAAGAGAGCAATACGACATTGCAGTAAAGACCGGTAAGGTGAAAGACTTTAACCAGGAGATGATGTTACGCATCATGTCAGAGGAAGATCGCCTAATACTTGATACTGACATGAGTTGGTACGCACGCGGTAACGTACTAAACAATAAACAGTTGTTTAACTTCTACATTACTACTGACTTTGCGACCTCAGAGAGAACGTCAGCGGACTATTCTGTCATTTCTGTGTGGGCTTACAACAATAATGGTGATTGGCTTTGGGTTGACGGAGTCTGTAAGCGGCAGTTAATGGACAAAAACATTAATGATCTGTTTCGTTTGGCTCAACAGTACCGCCCCCAACAAGTGGGCATTGAAGTGACAGGCCAACAAGGTGGTTTTATACAATGGGTACAAGATCAAATGATGCAAAGGAACATATATTTCCCATTAGCATCTGAGGGTAATCAGCAAAAGCCAGGCATCAGACCCAACACAAATAAAATGGTTCGTTTTAATACAATGGTGCCCCTATTTAAGGCCAATAAGATATTCTTTCCAGAAGAAAGAAGAAGCTCACCTGAGTTAGTTGAAGCATACAACGAATTAAGTTTAGCAAGCCCCGGAGGTTTCAAATCTAAGCATGATGATTTCATTGATACAGTGTCAATGTTGAGTGCTCTAACACCTTGGAAACCCACCCAGCACGGTGAATTGAACAAACGAAGTACCGGTTTAGATATTTGGGACGTTGATGTCCCTACAGACGATGATAGTAGAATTAGCTCGTATATAGTTTAACCCTGAGTCCTTATAATAACGGCTAACGTAACACTCTTTTGAGGTTAGCCAATGCTATTGTCAGATCTATTTATGTACCTTGCTTATGGGGAGTTATCCCAGATGGCAATCGGCACTAATAATCGTGGTGGAATAGACGAGTCTGATTACCCAACATTAATTAGCCACATTAATTTGGGACTCACAAATTTACATAGTCGCCTGCCTTTAAAACAGTCGCAGGTGATTATTACGCAGCAGTCAGATCGTGTTCTTTACCCATTAACATCCATTTATGCAATTACTTCTCCCTCAGTAGGAAATGATCGGTTTATTCTTGATTCTGCTGCAGAGCCTTTTGTAGATAATGTATTAAAGATCGAAGAGATTTACACAGAAAGTAATGTCTCATTGCCTTTGAATGATTCAGCCAAAGACAATTCGTTGTTTACGCCCTCATTCAACACACTTCAGGTGCCTACACCTGAGTCCAACAAACTACTTGCCGTACTTTACCGTGCAAACCACACGCAGCTGCCAGCTAAACGTGGGGTAGACATTAGTGCCATTGAACTAGATATCCCTGCAGTGCTTATTGAGCCTCTACTTACGTTTGTAGTTGGGCGTGTTGCTGCAGCAGGTAACAACCAGACCAGCATTCAAGAAGCAGCGGCTTATCAACAGAAGTATGAAGTGCAGATACAGCAAATTATTCAGTCTGGCGCGTTATCAGTGGATCGTCCCAGTAACTTACGCATGAGGAGCAACGGATGGGTATAACAGCTAATTTTGGGTTATCAGCCAGCACTGGTGGTGACGTTGCCTACGGTACGTTAGGTAAATACAAATATGTACAAGGCGATACTGGCCCACAAATACGCTTTACCTTTTCTAGCCAAGACACAGGGGCACTCACTGACTTATCAGGCGGACAAGTACTTTTACACTTACGTCCAGTAGGCGGTAGCGTAATCTTGACCCGTGCGTTAGTGGTTAGTACACCTGCGACTAATGGCGTAGCCATTGTCGCTTGGGAGCCAGGTGATTTAGATGTGGAAGAGGGTACTTACGAAGCTGAAATAGAAGTGATTCTTAGCAATGGAGTACGGGAAACTTTATTTGACATATTGGTTCTACAGATTCGAGCTGATTTTGCATGAGCATCAATGGCTCAAATATAACGGGCTCCCTAGACGCGGCTATTAGTCGTCTTGGATTATCAGCAGCTATCAGCCCCATTGATAGGCTTACTGTTACTGTTCAGCTAGGTAACTTCATCCTTCAACGCAAGATTAGCGACAGTTTCACGTCTGTCGATGATCTTGTGATGGAGTTCTTTAAGAGCCTTACAGACAATGCTGAACTCGCGGACTATGTAACCACAGACTTCATGAAGGGTCTAAGTGATGCTGGTTTAGTAAGTGACATTCAAGTACTGGCTTTCTTCAAGGGCTTAACAGACACCGTTGCTTCCACAGATGCCCTTGTTACAAGCTCTTCTAAGCCCCTACAGGACGCTTCAGCATTAACTGACACATTCACCCTCCTAGCTAGTAAAGCGTTCTTAGACGGCTCTAGGTTAAGCGACCGTGACGTATTGTCAGTTGGCAAGAACTTACACAACTCTGCTTCCCTGGTTGAGCAGTTTAGTTACAATTTAAGCAGGGGCATTGCTGAGGGAGCGGCAATAGGCGAAGCCTATGCAGCCGCTATCAGTAAACCATTCCAAGATGGCATCAACTTAGGTGACGATCACGTCGATCTTTCTACTCAAAAAGTAAAAGAAGACCAGGCGTTTCTGACTGAGGTAATCACCCTTACTGCAGAGAAGCTGTTAAGTGACGGTAGTATCTCCAATGACCAGCTAGTGTGGCTTATTCGTAAGCCCTTTAAGTACGATGCCACTAGTTTTGAGGACTACGTTACTTTATCCGCCCAAAAGGTACTAAACGAAGTTGCAGGCGCTTTTGACCGCATTAGTGAGTTTTATGTAGTTAAAGAGCTTGCTGACGCAACTGCTATTGGCTCACATCACGCTGTTACTCTGGCTAAAGCCACAGAGGATGTAAGTATTTTTGGTGATGCACACACAACCATTGTGCAAAAAAGCCTGAATGACACTTTAGTTACTGCAGACGCCATTGACGGTTCGGCATCCATTGGTGATGACCAAGCATTCCAGACCATTAAGGGCGCTACTGATGTAGGTCGCATTACTGATTCCATACGCATCTCATCCACGTTTAGACGCGCACTCTCTGACACGAGTGCTGTATCTGAAGATACACAACTGCACTTAAGCAAGTCAGTTGTTAATGACGCTGTCACATTCTTAGAACAGCTCTCTTTTACCTCAAATAAGCAACTTGTTGACCTCTTCTCTGTTACAGAGTTAATCGGCAAAGCTGCTACTAAATCGTTTGCCGACGCATCCAGCGTCAGTGACGAGTTCGCCAAGGTACCTACTAAGGTAGCTAGCGATACAACTGTGCTTGCCGATGGCATGGTTTTACTTTCCCAAGGCTACGTCAATGACGCCTTTTATTTTGCAGATGACTACACCGGTACATCTCGAACAGGTTAAACAACTAAGGAATTACACATGATTAATGAAAAAATGAAATTGGCTGGGCACGTAAGCATCGTATTACGCGATGCTTCTGGTCAGATTAAAGATGAACGAGAGATCAGAAACTTGATTGTAAACAAGGGCTTAGGCTACATCGCTTCTCGTATGGTAAATGCAGATAAGGGTATTATGACTCACATGGGAATCGGTTCTGGTACCGCAGCTGCTGATGCGGTTCAAAGCGATCTAGTGACCACTTTAGGTCAACGTGGTGCTCTAGCCTCTTCTACCATTGATGGCGATGCTGGTGAAAAAGTTGTGTACGTCGCTTCGTTTTCAGCAGGTGAAGGAACAGGTGCTGTAACTGAAGCAGGTATCTTCAACTCTAATGCGAACGATGCTGACATGCTTTGCCGTACTACATTTGGTGTAGTCAACAAAGCACCTGATGACACAATGGCTATTGCTTGGACAATTACTCTGTCTGCAGCTTAATAAAATAAGGGGTGATTAATGACTACAATTACAACACGTAATGGTAAGGGATCACCCCTTACTTCTACTGAATTAGACGAAAACTTTACTAACCTAAATACAGACAAGGTAAATCAGACACAGGTACTAACTGACGTACCCGTAGACGCTGTTTTTACGGACACTGTTGATGATGCGAATGAAATACTTAGAAAGCTTAAAACGGTTGATGGGGAAGGTAGTCGATTAGACGCTGATCGCCTTCAAGGTCAACGTGCGAGTGCTTTCCTAACACCTACTGGTGATGGGTCTCAATTAACTGGTTTACCTAGTTCTACTGGTGCGACTGCAGAACAAGTACTTGCAATCGAAGCTAACACAGATAAGGTGTCTAACGTAGATCACCCTTTAGTTGAAACAGCAGTACCACTGAATGCTGTTTTCACTGACAACGATACAGTTTATGACGACTCTGCTTTAGCTGAAGCAGTTGCACTTAACACTGAAAAATTAACCAACTCAACAGATGCCTCAGACCTAACTTCAGGTACGCTAGCAGACGGCATATTCCCAAGCACATTACCCGCTATTAGTGGTGAGAACCTAACTAACTTGCCTTCATCTGGTGCTGCAACAACAAATGCTTCAGATTTAACATCAGGTACTTTACCAGATGGTAGATTCCCAGCTACGCTACCTATTATGAGTGGCGAGAACCTGACTGACCTACCTAATATAAATGCCTCAGATATAAGATCAGGTACTCTGCGAAGTGGTAGATTCCCTGACACATTACCAGCTGTGAGTGGTGCCAATCTAACTAACTTACCTACTTATGATGACACTGCTATACTTCTTGCAATTGGCCTTAACACAGATAAGGTAAGCAACGTAGAGCATCCGCTAGTAGAAAAGGCGGTTCCTGACGACGCATTATTTACAGACACAACGTACGCTGTAGGCGACGGTGGTCTGACTACTAATGATTTTACTGATGATGATCATACTAAGTTAAATAACATTGAAACCAATGCAGATGTGACAGATACAACTAATGTTGTAGCGTCTTTAACTGCAGGTAATAACATAACAATAGCCGCTGACGGTACTATAGCTTCGACCAATACGGATACAGTTTATGATTCAACAGCTATAGATATTGCAGTTGGATTAAACACTGATAAAGTAAGTAACGTAGACCATCCTTTAGTTGAGACTGCAGTGCCTACAGGTGCTTTGTTTACAGACACTACGTATACCTCTGCAAGCTTTACTCTTAGTGACTTACAAGGATTTAATGCAAACGAGCACATAAACTGGGGTGCTGCTAGTCAAGGGACTATACACTCGACAAACCTTCCAGCAATAGCTATAACTTCTGTACAGACCGCCACCAACAGACCCACTCATCTAGCTTTAACGACTGAAGAAGGTGACGTAGTAATACGTACTGACCAGAACAAGACGTACATACGCAATGCTGGTCTCGTTGGGGATCTAACCGATTTTACAGAGATTATCAGTCCTACGGGCGGTGTTACATCTGTCGATGGAGTCTCAGGCGCAGTTTCTTTGGATCACGATACCTTAACAGGTTATGTCGCTGCGGAGCACGTAGACTGGGCTTTAGCTGCAACTCCCAACATACACACGAGCAACTACACTAATACAGTTTACGATGATACCGATATAGTTGAAGCGGTGAGGCTTAACACTCTCAAGGTCTCCAACATAGCCCACCCTACCGTAGGCGTTGAGGTACCAACTGATGCTGTGTTTACCGATACTGATACAATCTATGATGACACGGCTTTAGCTTTGGCAGTCGGTTTAAACACCTCTAAAGTAAGCAATGTGGAACATCCTTTAGTCGAGACAGCAGTTCCAGATGGTGCTGTGTTTACTGACACTGTATTTACAGATGCTGATGCAGTATCTGCAGTAGTAGCCTCAGACCTCGACATGGACGGTAACAAGGTACTGTTCGGTAACGTCTACTCTTTATTGGAGAATCTCCCAGCTGCAGCTGACTACCACGGTATGTTCGCACATGTGCATAACACGGGTAGGGGCTACTTTGCCCACCAAGGCAATTGGGTAAGCTTAGCTAATGAGTCCGATCTAGCTGCAATTAACTCAGCTGTAGGGCTTAACTCCGCTAAGGTTACTAACTATGACCAATCTAAGGAAGACATTGAAGCTCTAGGCATAGCAGCAGACTCTATCACAGGTGCTTTACCTGCTATAGATGGCTCGGCTTTAACTAACCTACCTGATACGGGTACTACTTACGAAGTAGGTGATGGTGGACTGACCCAAAAGAACTTTACTACAACACTGAATACTAAATTAGCCAGTATCGCTGACTCTGCTAACAATTACTCACTACCTGACGATGTAGTACTTCAGGGTGAATTGATTGCGTGGGGCGGTGCGCTACACGCAACAGATGCCTTATCAATATCAGGTCATACTATTACGCTAAGGCGCGGCAATAGCGCTGTTGAGACCGTTATTGTTCCTGATAACGATACAACTTACTCGGTTGGCGATGGTGGACTAACCCAACATAATTTCACTACTGATGATCATAATAAGTTAAACGGTATCGCTGCTTCTGCCAATAACTACTCATTGCCTGCGAGTGTTATTCATCAGACAGAATTGAGTGATAGCGTTAGTGATAACAGCACAACTGTTGCAGCTAACGTTAAAGGAGTTAAGGCTGCGTATGATCGAGCATGGCCTAACACTGTTTATAATGACACCGCTTTAACTACCTCTGTAGCCGGTAAGTTGCCACTAACGGGCGGCAGTATGACTGGTCGCTTAAAGGTCTTAGATGTGAAAGAGACAGTCGTTGCCTTAACAGGAACTGCACCATCGCTTAATCCAGCAAACGGCACTATGCAAACGTGGACTTTACCTGGCACATCTAACCCGACATTTGATAGTGGCTTTGGTGATGGGGAAAGCATCACACTTATGATCTCTGATGGGTCAAGCCGCACAATCAGCTGGCCTGCCATTCAATGGGCTGGAGGATCACCTCCTGACCTAGCAACTTCTGGCTACACCGTCATTGTTCTATGGAGAGTCGGAAGCACTTTTTACGGGCAACATGCTGGGGATGTGTCTTAATGCTGACCCTTGCTAACAGACTTGGAAGCGTTGGTAATCCAGACGCTTCTATATTTAGTGTCACTTGTGCAGACGAGCCGGGGAGTACGCTCATACCTTGGGATGAGTTCTGGCTGATGATGGCTAGAGATTGGAATAGATATAGTCTACAGGAGCATGGCCCTAACACCGAAACCTTTATAGCGACTCAACTTAGCAACGGTCGGCCTCAATTTGCTATAGATGCCGATATAGCGGAATTGCTTCGGGTAGGAGCTCAAAACGGACACACTTTCCAAACCTCAAGTGGCGGTTTAAACACGACTTTCACACTGACGTTTCTTGGAACTGTTGATCAAAGTCTAACTATAGATTGGGGTGATGGTTCTACAAGCGGCTACTCAGGTAATGAAGTATCACACACCTATGCTGGAGTCAGTGACGGAGACACTAAAACCATTAGTGTTACCTGTGCGAGTGAGTTCTATTCTTCTCACATGACAACACTCTATAACTGGGGAACCACGGCATTTTCTAGCGGTAATGCACTACCTGAATGGCTAAAGTTAATCCAAGTTGATGTGTCTACGGATGTGCCTACCTTTGCTGCTGGAGCCACATTCGGTAGCTTCTATGGCAACTTCAATCTCAATATAAACGCAGATTTAACAGGTTGGGACGTTAGTAATGTAACCAATATGCAACGTGCGCTAACTAGCAGAACCTTCAACCAAGACATAAGTGGTTGGGACGTTAGCAATGTTAGTAACTTTGCATCCATGTTTTGGGAGGCAAATACTTTCAACCAAGACATTGGTAGCTGGAACATGGGCAATGCAACAACTATGTACGCTATGTTTAATCATTGCTACGTTTTTAATCAAAATATTAGTAGCTGGAATACAGGCAACGTGACCAATATGAAAAGCGTGTTCTACTATGCTTACGCTTTCAGTCAAGACATTCGTAGTTGGAACGTGACTGGAATTTCAGGTGCTGGAGAGGGCGGACCTTCTGGTCATTCATTTCTCAATATTTTTTTGCGTGCTGACGCTATGAACAGTCGCTTTGGATTTTCAACAGGAGGCACACAGAATGGTCAAAATCTCCCATACGCCCCGATACTAGCTTGGTTTAACTCAGATTAAAAGGAACACACTTATGTATTTAAGATTAATTGAAGGGGTTCCTGAGACATATTCAGCGGCCCAATTGCGCAGGGACAACCCGAACACTTCATTCCCTAGAAGCCCGTCAAATGAACTACTGGAGTCTTATGGTCTTTTTAAGTATTCGATAACGCCACCTACAGGCAGTGCGGTTAACAGTATTAAAGGCACACCTGAGTTCGCTCTAGTGAATGGCAGTTGGGTGCTGGGAAGCCAGTACGTTCTCTTATCAGATGCACAGTTGGCTTCTCAGGCAAGGGCGACACGCACCCGTTTATTGGCTAATACAGATTGGACAGCCGTGAGCGATCTTACAATGTCTGATGCTATGACAGCCTATCGTAGTGCCTTGCGTAATTTACCAGAGCAAGACAACTTCCCTGCAACAATTGTATGGCCCACACAACCGGAATAGATCACTAGAACCAGGAGTAAAAAAATAGCATGAGTATAGAGTATAGCGGCGAAACCTTTTCTGGTTACAACAAGCCTAAGCGCACCCCTAAGCATTCTTCAAAGTCTCACGTAGTTTTAGCCAAAGAGGGATCTACCATTAAGATGATCCGCTTTGGTGAGCAAGGCGCTAAGACAGCAGGCGCACCCAAGGCAGGTGAGTCAGCAGCAATGAAAGCAAAACGTAAGTCATTTAAAGCAAGGCATGGTGCGAACATAGCCAAAGGTAAAATGTCAGCGGCTTATTGGGCCGATAAATCAAAATGGTAGGAGTAACGTATGGCTGTTAAAAAACCAGTTCCTAAAGGGTCTCACAAAATGCCTAATGG